ACAGATTAAAAGATAAAATTAAACGCATATTCTATAGCTCATCTGCTTGTATGTATCCTGAACATAACCAATTAGATCCAAATAATCCAAATTGTAAAGAATCATCAGCATACCCTGCTAATCCAGATTCTGAATATGGTTGGGAGAAATTATTTAGTGAAAGAATGTATTTAGCATTCGCTAGAAACTATGGTTTAACAGTTCGTATAGCTCGTTTTCACAATATATTTGGCCCTTATGGTGCTTGGAAAGGTGGTAAAGAAAAAGCACCAGCAGCAATATGTCGTAAAGTAGCTGAAACATTAGAAGGTGGAGAAATTGAAGTATGGGGTGATGGATCACAAACAAGATCATTCTTATACATTGATGAGTGTATTGAAGGTATATTACGCTTAATGCACTCTGATTTTGAAGGACCAGTTAATATTGGATCAGAAGAAATAGTTACTATTAATGAATTAGCTCAACACGCAATTGATATTAGTGGTAAGAATATTACTATTAAAAATATAGATGGGCCTACAGGAGTTAAAGGTAGAAATTCAGATAATGATTTAATTCAAGAAAAATTAAATTGGGCTCCAAACTACCCATTATATAATGGTTTAACAGAAACATTTAACTGGATTAATAAGCAAGTGAATAAATAAATATGAATTTAAGAGTAATAACAAATTACTTCTACCCGTATCGTATTTTAGATATTGGAGCTAATGTAGGACAATTTCATAGAGAATGTAAAGCAACATTTAATGATAGCTATATATTCTCAATTGAAGCCTCAGCTGAATGTGAATCATCACTACAACAAATAACTGAAAATTACTATATTGGGTTATTAGCTAAGGATAATACTGAATATGATTTCTATAGTAGAAAAAATGATCCAACTTGCACTGGTAATTCAATATACAAAGAATTAACCCAATTCTATTCAGATGATCAATTAGATATAATTAAAACAAATGGTATTAAATTAGATGATCTATTTGAAAGCGATTCAGAATTCGACTTAATTAAAATCGATACTCAAGGATCAGAGTTGGATATCATAGAAGGAGGTCTTAACTTATGTAATAAGGCTAAAGGTATATTGTTAGAAGTGTCATTAACTCAATATAACGAAAACGCTCCACTGTATGATGAAGTAATTAGCTATATGACTAGTCACGGTTTTATAAAAACAGAAATATTAGATGAAGCCCGCAATCACGGCTCACACCAACAAGATATATTATTTATAAATGAAAAAAATACAAAATAATGGGATTAGCAACAATTAATTATGAAAATAATAGTTATAGTATTGAATATGCCGATGACTTTATACATAATGAAGTTTTAATTAAAAATAATTTTTTTGAAATTGATTTATTAGAAATTTTAAGAAATAAAGTAAAAAGTTTTGACTTAGTTTTAGATATAGGAGCTAATGTAGGTAATCACTCTTTTTACTTCTCTAACATATGTAAATCTAAACAAATCATTGCATTTGAACCAGACCCTGGAAATTGTTCAATATATCGTAATAATAATCCTACAGCTACTCTCCACCAAATTGCTTTATCTAATTATACTGGTGTATCCTATTTTAATAATGAAACCACCCACAATTCAGGAACAGGGAAACTTTCATTAGATGGGATTGAAGTACAAGTAACTACTCTAGATTCTTTTAACTTATCTAATGTAACTTTTATTAAAATAGATACAGAAGGGGAAGAATTAAATATAATAAAAGGAATGATTAATACTATAATTAATTCAAAACCAGAAATGTTAATTGAAGTCCATAATGGTATTACAATTAATGATGTGCTAAGTATTTTACCTATTAAATATGATTTTGAATTAGTTAAGAGTGACCAATATTTCTTAAAATCTACTATTTAATAAACTAATGAAAAATCTACTAATAGGAGCAATCAGTGGAAATTATTCATCTAAGGACATCAGTACTTGGGTTGAAACTTCTGCTGGGTGGAATGATTGTGAACGAATATTATTACTATACAATTTAACTGATTTTGATTTAATTCACTATCTGCAAGATAATAATATTACTATAATTACCCCTAAATTTGATTGTTGGGGTAATGAAAAAGAATTCTTTAATTTTAATACAGGTATTTGTAATTTAGAAACATCTTATGATTTAATTCATAATATTCGCTTTTATCATATCTGGTATTACTTAATAGACAATGAAGGTTATTATGATAAAGTATTAATTACTGATGTTAAAGATGTTTATTTTAATTGTGATCCATTTGATTATATAAGCAAAGACCAATTAATAGCTACTAGTGAAGAAATAATTTATAAAGATGAAGTTTGGACTGAAGAACATATTCACTATAATTTAGGAACAATAGGTTTACATCTATTATCAAATAAACCTGTATATAATGTTGGAGTGTTTGGTGGTGGAAGTCAATTAGTAACAGATATATGTGCTGACATCTATTTAATGTCTAAAGGTAATCATAAAGTAGCAGATCAAACCTCATTCAACTACTTAATTCAGACCCGGTATAAAGATAAAGTTAATTTTACAGACTTAAAAGATGAATTTGCAGTACATTTACATGTTATAAATGCAGGTCATGTTAAATTTGATTTAAAAGATATACCAAAATATAAAATAGTACATCAATATGACCGCATCGCAGGATTTAAAAGATAAATATTCGATCATTATATCTTACAGAAACAGGGAAGAACATTTACAAATGTTACTTCCTCGTTTACAGGAGGTATTTAAAGATAAAGAATATGAAATAATAATTGCTGAACAAGATGATAATGATAAATTCCAAAAAAATTCATTATACAATACAGCAGTAAAATACTCAATCGGAAATATATTAGTATTCCATGATGTAGACTACTATCCTTCAGATAACGTTTCTTACTATACAGATAAAGACACTCCTTTATATCCTGTAAGACAATTAATATTTTTAAATAAAGATAGCAAACCTAAAGATATAAATTTAATACCATCAGGTTATCAAAACTTCCACAATGATGTTGGAGATCACTCAGGTGGGGTGTTTATATTAAGTAAAGAATTATTCTATAAAACAAATGGTTTTAACCCATATTACAAAGGTTGGGGTAAAGAAGATGACGATACTAGAGATAGATTAAGACTATTAGGATATACTTGGAAACGTAATGATGAAGGATTATTTTATGCTTTACATCACAATGACAATAAACCCGATAATAACGATTCTGATTTCATAAATAATCATATATTATTAGGTAATTTAAAAAGTAATCTTCATTTAGGATGCAATAATGTAGATGCTAATGTAAATGAATATTCTGGAGGAAACAATATTAAATGGTTAAAAATAAATAATTTTAAATATGAAGATATTAATTAAAAATATAGGATTTATAGGTGATAATCTATTCGCTACATCAGTAGCCAAAAAATTAAAATACAAATACGATGGCTTATATGAAGTCGATTTACTACTATCAGTAATTCAACCATTTGAATTAATATCAAATGACCCTCACATTGATAATGTTTATTTAGAAATGCCTGATAAACAATATGATAAAGTATATCAATTAGATTTTCTTAATAGACGATCAACACCTTGTGAACAATTTCAAATACAATGCGGTATAGAAAACCCATCTCCTGAATTTGAAATATATACAAACCCTACTATAGACAAATACATAGAACATTGCTTTAAAAATAAAGGAAATAGAAAATTAGTTGCTTGGTTATCTAATTGGGAAGAACGTTCATTCTTATTTACTGAAGAGGAATATAAACGTGGGATTGATGTTCCTAATTTAGGATATGGTGGTAAGCATAGAGATATTTCATATATTATAAATGAATTAGAGAAAAATAATGATATAATTTTAATTGAAGTAGGTAAACCAAATGGTACTAATCAATTAAATACAGATATATCTACTGTATCTGAATACAGTTTAACAGCATCTATACTTAAAAATTGTGACTATTTCATAGGTGCTGAAGGTGGATTAGCTAATTTAGCATCTGGTGTTGGTACTAAAACAATATTAACAGGTGATTTCGTTCATCAGTTATATGGTTGGAATGGAGTAATTGAAAAATGTCAAGAGCCTAAATTAGGCCCTACTTATTACTTTGAAGGACACATTAATCTAAATCCATACTTAACAGACAAACAAGTAGTAGTCC